CGTCAGCAAAGGACACTCTGACATGGCTCTCGCCGATCCGATCACTGTTGCGGCCTCTTCTCCGACGCCGGCGCTTACTTTCAGCGTCGTGCGGAGGGATGGGCTTGGTTCTGAACGCTGGGATGTACCCAATGGGTATCAACTCACGTTCAACCATTCGACCTCGCCCGGGAGCGGGGAGCGGCATTATATGAAGGTCTCGCAGACTCTGAACGCGACTTCGCCCTACACGGGCCAAGTCAGCAAACAGACTGCTGTGGTCTCCATTTCTGCCAGCTTCCCGCCTTTCGGGTGGGATGCGAGCACGAAGGCAGCGCTTCTCAAGGCGCTGACCGATACGCTCGCCGACAGTGATGTCACCAACGCGAAGTTCTTGGCCTTCGAGTCGTAAGACTCGATGGTAGGAATTCGCAGATAGGAGGAGATAGTATGTTTCCTCTAGGAGGAAGTATGTCTATCTTCAAAATCGTCACTGCTCTGAGAGCAGCTGGCGTTACGTTCACCGTTATCGGTGATCTCCTATTGGCTATTGGTCGGTCGCTCCGGGGTGAAAACTTATCACCTCGGGGCGATCTCCAATGCGGACCGGACGGACATGTCTCAGGATCCTCTAGCCTTAGAAAGGCAGAGAATGAAGAGCCTGAAAACATCCGACGAGACGAAGCTTGAGGAGTATATTCGGAAGAATCCGATTACTCCCCCGCACAGTACATCGCGTAGTCTTGCGAGGTACTATGGCGGGGCTCAGCCTGATACCCGAGGCAAACTGCCTGACGCCGTTGTTAAAGAATTAACAATGGCGGCTGCAGGCCTCGATCAGTATGGGAAAGAGCCTGATGATCCTAATCGGATCATCAGGCCCGAACTCGCTGCTTCCACTTCGTCGTGGATTACTAAGAGTATCCTACGCAGCCTCTTGATTGACGTTGAGAGGTTGCGGCCTGGGACAAAAGGGCTAGAGCGTGACCTTGTCACACTCGAAGCGCGTGTCGAACACGAAGGCGTTAGCTTTGTTGCTACCGCCCTTGTGGCTCTCGGCAAGGCCTTTCTCAAAGGTCTCGAAGAGGGCCGATTCACCGCTCCGATCGGTTTTAAACGACCGAAAGGATCGAAGATCCCCTGTTTATTCAAGGGTATCTTCGGTGAAGTGTTCGATTCAGTCACTGGTGATCTAGTAAAGGACCGCGACTTGACGGAGGACGTCAAAATCCTCTGTCAGTTGCTGTTCTTTCTGGAGGAAGTTCACACCACCTACGGCCCTGCAGCAGAAGCTGCATGCCAAGGCGATTTGTTCTTTCACGAAGTGTGACACAGAGGTACAGGGCATAGCCCCGTACCGCCGTGATCACATTTCCCGTGTTTCCAAACTTGTTCTTCAAACTCTCGACGAGTTTATCGAACTTGAAGGGAAGCACGGCCCAGGCGCTGTCGCGGAGGGCTATAAAACAAACCAGAAGTGGAATGTTTTGGTAGCTGGTCTTTCTGATTTAGACCGTCGACTCGAAAATATCGGTTATGATACGACCTACGGGTTATACCACGACCGGATTCTCGAGGCCGGAATCCGCGATGTCCTTACTAGCGAAAGTGCGAGGTTGGTGACTGTTCCGAAGTCTTGCTCAAGCCTTCGGACGATCACAGTTGAGCCATGCTTGAACCAATTCGTTCAGCAGGCTTACAACGCTCATCTCCGTAAGGAGATATTGCGTTGTTCTGTGATGCGTACTTGCCTCACACTGAGTTCTCAAGAACCTAATCAGAAATTGGCTCTTGAGGGTTCCCGTACCGGCGAATGGGTTACCATCGACTTGAGTTCTGCGAGCGATCGCTTATCTACCGAATTAGTAGAAACAGCTTTCTCTCACAGGCCCAGGTTCTTATCTGGTATCTTGTCGTGTCGTACTCCCTCCGTTGAGATTGAATCGAAAGAAACAATCCAACTTAAAAAGTACGCCGGAATGGGAAATGCGACGACTTTCCCCGTACAATCATATGTGTTTGCCCTCGTCGGGCTCGCATCTATGATTGATCCTCACGAAGTAGTGAGCATAGGGAAAGTTCGAGCACTAGCTAGTAATATTCGTGTTTTTGGTGATGATATCATTATTAAACGCGAATACTTCCCAGCGTTTGCTGAGTGGATCGAGTCCGTCGGTTTAGCGATAAACCGCGACAAAACTTTCTCTGAAGGAAACTTCCGAGAGAGCTGTGGCGTAGACGCATATTGGGGAACGAAAGTCACCCCAATATACTTACGCTGCGATCCACTAACATCCTCAACAGAAGCTAGTTCTTTTGTGGCCACGTTATCTACCTGTAACCAACTATGGTTAGAAGGTATGTACGCGACCTCGGACACTCTACGAGGTGTTCTAGAGCGAGTCAGAAAACTCCCTCTCGTTCACCAAGAGTGTGCTGGACTAGGCTATCACACTCATCAAAATCTGTGTGACCGACAACGATGGTCGGACACACTACATAGGTTGAAGTTAGGACCTATGTTCCTGTTCCTGTAAGGGAAAAGGATGAGATTGACGGGTATGCGGCTTTGATGAAGTGGTTCCATTCCCCTGGTTCTGGGGAATTCGATCACAAACATCTTAGCTCTTCTGTGCGCAGATTTAACATAAATCTTCGCAAGAGGTGGGTGCCGGCCCGGTAACGGGCCGTCTATTTCAGTCTTACAACTGAAAGCGGAGGATGGC